ACATAGTTAGTTACTTGTACGGCGTTCAGTCGTAGGGATACTCCGGTACCCACACCTTGAGCGTGGTAAGGTACGAACACCCCCGCGATATTAATAGTGCTGCCCGTAGTAAGTAAGAAATCGTCGTCAAGTTTCGCGTTGGAGGCATCATACTGGGCAGGTTTTCTTGTAGCGTCCTTACCATATGCCCCCTTCAAAGTAGTCTTAAACGTATAGGTTCCATCCTCCTTTTTACCGAAAGGGTTATCAAACTTCTCAGGCCAGTCATCCCCAGCGCGTGCGAGAAATGCGGCTTTCATATCCGAAAATAGCTTCTTAGCTTGGGCGCTGGTCATACGGAAACTAACTTCGTACTTAGCTCCGTCATCGAAAACGTCACAAGGTACTGAACGCTTTTCCTTATTGTCAAACCTGTAAGTAGTATTTAGGCGCGGCCACAGGGCTTCTACTTGACCAATCATAAACGGTATTGCTTTAGGCTTATCAGCCATATTATTTCTCCTAATTTTGAAACCCGTCTGTAACTCCAAACGGGGATTCTATGCTACCCTCAAATGGTGTGTAGTCTAGAGTGATCGCCCGTGATGTATCGGGGTTATAAATCATCTCTGCTACTACACTTAATTCTTCATCCCGTAGAGGGCGAATTGGTTTGAAGAATAACTTCGGCGTATTGCTATTTGCGTCAAAATATATCCTAGTGAGGACAGACATGACTGGAGTATCGCGGCCATACAGGAACTCTGCGTAGGCTTTCATAGGCATGTGACCATCCCTTGCTTGCCCAAATATAGAGGTAGCAGGTAGCTTGAGCTGATACACAAATTGCAACCTGTCTGCTGGTACAACTGCTATCTGTTGCGCGAACCTGCAAGCCCTACTGCTTCCGTAGCCTGACCCCCGTATATTATGGGAGCAATCCATACATCTGGCTGCTTGGCGTTGTCCTTGCGGCACGTCGGCAGACGGCGTTTGTGTATCAGCCGACCAACAAGTAGGTAATGCTAGTTTATCTGGGTTGTATTGCTCCTCGTAGTACGACCTTGATACGAAAGCAGCATTTACTATAACGGCTTCATACTCTCCTTCTATAACCATTGCTTCTTCCGTACCATCGTACTCACTAAACATCTTATTACGTATGCTTATACGTCTCATAAATCTTCATCTACTTCACTAGTAGACATATCGGCAGCGCCTTTATCTGCAGAAAGAGCGGCGGTTACATCGTCTATAGAGAAACGATATGTGTTAACCACACGTATATAGGTGTTCTCTGGTATGTGTTTATTCCTAACCCACCCGCGTATAGTAGACACAGACACATGCAGGTGTTTGGCTAGCTCTTCTATGGGAACATAAGGTCCATTCATCACTTCTTCCTAACTGATATTACGTATTCACTGTCCACGTTTAGCCCCGGTGGTACAGATTCGGGGTTTTCTTCTAAGAATTGCTTTACGTGACCTTGGTTTAGTCGTTTCTCAAAGAACTCAGGGACCGAATGTTCGTCTATAAATGTGTACATAGACTCCCAATCACTAGTCCAATACCGAGTCCTTACTGTCCTATAAAACAATCCCTCCGAAGTCCTTACACTTTCGACCCCATGATCTTTACAATGGTCTAGTAACGCCTTCTTTATAAGGTCTTGCTGCTCTTGTAAGGCACCATCTTCTTCTTTAAATTGTACTGATAACTCATTTCGCTTGGCCTTAATCTTTAAAAAAACCCTCGTGAGTTTATCTAAATCACTCATCCTGCACCTCCAAATCTTTGTAGGGGCTGCAATCTAGTGGCAGAGGATAAGTTAGTCAAGCAGTTTGTTGTATAAATCTATAATTTGTGTGTGAACGTCTATCTTATTATCTAACAATCTGTAAACGTGTTTCTCTACAAGAGAGCCTTGTAGCTGGACCACAGTACATTTATGCTTCTGTCCCGCACGGTGGACACGCGCATTAGCTTGAGCATAGGTTTCTAGTGAGCTTGTCGGACCCCACCAAACCACTGTGTTAGCAGCGGTTAGAGTTACACCGTGAGCGGCGGCGGCTGGTTGGATTATAAGTACACGGGGGTCATCCTGTTCTTGGAACATTTTGAATATCTCCGTGCGCTTGCTCACTGGCACATTGCCCTGTATTACCGCATTACTAATACCATTGGCGTTTAGTTTCCCCGACAGTATACTTATCGCGTGTTTAAAGGGTACGAACACGAGGACTTTCTGACTGGATTCGTCAATGACTTCACGTAAAACCTTGTATCTATGCTTTATATCGAACTCTAGTGTGTCGCCTTTGTCGGTATAGATTGCCCCGCAAGATATTTGCAGGAGTTTGTTCATAGCGACGGCAGCGTTAACTGCGGTTATCTCTTCCCCCGCTGCTTGCATGACCATACGGTTACGTAGTTGTTTATAGTATTTTTTCTGTTGACGTGTTAGTTCGACTTCACGTTTGACGTACACCATGTCAGGAAGATCTAAACAGTCTTCCTTTGTGTACCGTATGGCAGGTTGCAGTGCGCTAAACACTGTGTCTACGGCGCTCTCTTTAGGTACCCATTTAAAGTTAGATACCTTATACATAACCATATCTCTGAAAGACCCAAAGAAACGTGGTACACACGTGGGGTTTATAAGTTTAGCTAGGCCGTAGGCGTCTAGTGGGCTTTGTGCGGCGGGAGTACCTGTCATCATCCACAACCATGTGTCTGGCTTCAGTATTTTGTTAAGTGTCTTCCACCGCGTAGTTTGTGCGTTTTTATAATGGGTAGCTTCATCAACAATTATTAGGTCAAACCCACCATTAACTATAGCGTCTTGGACTATGGCAACACCATCGTAGTTGATTATAACGTATTCGGCATCGCCCCCTATTATCTTCCGACGTTTTTCTGCCGAGCCGTAGGCTATGTCTACGCTTCTGTGCATAGCGAAACTAAACAAGTCTCCACGCCATGCGCTATCCATTATTGATAGCGGGCAAATAACTAGCACTCGTTTTATGGCTCCTTGCTTCAGCAAAAAATCCGAGGCCCATATAGCAGATGCGGTCTTCCCGGTCCCCTGCTCGTTAAAACAGAAGGCTTTACGGTTCATAGTCAGGAACGCAGAGGTATCTTTCTGGTGTGCGAAGGGTTTGTGCTGGCCCGGCCAATCGTACTGCCCATGTATGGGCGACGGCACTTTTATGTTTAGGTTCTTCAGGACGTGGGTTTCATCAACACCCCACCTAACCAACACCTTGCCGTTAACTTCTTTACTCTTTGGTATAACCGTAGTTACCTGTTGTGGATGGCGTAGCTTTAGCAGCAGCGCCTTGTTCTTTATGATCTCCAAAACTGATCTCCTAGACTTACGTTTTTTTCTTCTTACCGTTGTTTGCACGGTTCTTGCTGGGACTCATTAGTTTATACCCATCCGCATTAGTGCCGCCGTTACGTAGGGGTTTGTTATGGCTTATGTCTTTCCCTTTCCTGTTAACACCTTTTTTATCCAATGCACGTCTAGCTCTTTGTCGCTCCATACGGTTTTTATGCTCGCCACGCTCCATCTGCTTCTGGTATTCATGTTTATAGGGGCGAGGGGATTTAGTGTAAGCCATTAGTTTCTCCCATTGTGTGCACACTCGGTGACCGCGCAGTGACGTTTGCATAAGCCACTGGGACGTGGGTTCCACACGTTATTCTCTGCAGCGGCTTCCATCTTCTCATAATTCGTTAGCCACTTATGCCAGAGTATTCGCTCTTCTTCTTTCTTCTTGTAAGTATCTTTTACAAGGTCTTTGGATACTACAAACAGAAGTCCGGCCCGTACCTCTGTAACTTCGGGGAAGTGTTTGAACGTAGCCAAAGCCATCAACTCTAGCTGGCCCTTGTCAGCGTACCTAGCGGACTTACCAGTCTTGTAGTCCACAACCCAAGCTATATCGTTATCTAGTATAATAAGGTCTGCTATGCCCCTGAACCACACATCTTCGTCGAAGAACCCGCAAGGTTCTAGGTCTTTAGTAAGCCCTAACTTGTACTCACATAACTTCTTACCCTGCTTCGCCTGTAAGCTATCCAACGCTTTAACAGCATAATCAAACCTCTTAGGCATGGGGGTACATTCTTTTATGTATTCCTCTGCCGCCGAATGGAAATGCGTGCCGTATAGCATGGCTTCGGTCTCTTTAACGGGATACTGCTTTAGTATCTTCTCGTGGTAAAACTGCTTCGGGCATTGCTCAAAGGCTTTGATCTTACTGAAAGACCACGGGGCTATAGTCATTTTATTCTCCGCAGCGGCTTCTCGCAGTCTCCAGTACGCTCGTGCTTTGCATACTCCGTACCAAACAGAGCATTGAGGCCCGGAAGAAGTTCTCTAAGTAAATCCTCCCGAAGTAATCTCCCTGTCGGTTCGTGGGCAACTATTTTATATATCCGTGAGGGGTGTAAATTATACTTACACGCTAAAGAAAGAACACATTTCCGTCTACTAGCCCTATCCACAATCTCCGCTTCGTACCAAAACTCCCGCCTTATCTTCTCGTTCCTATCCGGGTGATGTTCACGAAACTCTTGATACCGTGCCTTTGTCATTCACAGTCTCCATAAGACTTACCTACACCTGACTCACAATCGATTGGCAGGCCATCTGCCCAATCAGGTATCTTACGCATACAAGTTTCTACGTGGCTCTGCGCC